GCATTGAATAGTTTTTGTTCTTCTGGGCTGAGATTTTTTGCAAATTCCCAATTCTTCATCTCTGAAGTTTTACCCTCTTTCATCATTTTATAGAACCCCATTGGGTCAATGGCTTTCATCCTGTTGGCATATCCTGTTTCGTCAAACCCATCTGGAGTTCCTTGACTAATAGGCACGGGTGCGCCTTGGTTTGCAAATTCCAATGCTTGATTCGTATTCTGTAGCATTTCAGTATTAAAAGCAGGATCAGCAGTCGCGCCTTGATTTAATAGCATTTTGCTTTGTTCGCTATCTGCTGGCGCGGCAAATCCCAATTGTCCAGGAGTTCCAGGGATAATAGACTCCTTCGCCGCCTTATCCATAGCGTCCTGTTTATCTACTTGCCCAGTCAATTGCTTAAATTGCAAGTCCCGCAGCTTCTTCGCATCAGCCTCACTCGTTGAGCGTTGCTGTCTTTCCTGTGCCGAGCCATAACCTTGAATACCACCCATAAAAGCGCGACCTAGGCTATTAACAGGCTGTCCCTTTTGTGCGCCGGCCATTCCTACAGCTACCATTGAGAGCAAACCTTGACCCTCTGGGGTTTTAATCCAATCAAGCAGACCGTCCATTGTCACCCCCCATATTCAATAGTCCCATCCTGCGTTTTCTCCATTCATCCATCATTTGTTGCTGTTGCTGTTGTTCCTGCTGCATTCCGGTTGATAATGCGGCTAGGTTGTTATTTGGTGCAGGGGGTGTAAATGGTGCAGGCTGGGTGTTATTTTCAGGTATCAATGAATTTGCCAGTGCTGCTGCTTGTGCGCCTGCCATTGCTTTTGCGCCCAATCCTGACATAAGTCCAGGTGCAGCAGGTGCAACAGCAGGAGCAACAGAACCACCAGCCAACAAGCCGCCAGCAGCACCAGTACCAGCAGCTCCAGTCGCAGCACCACCAGCCACAGCGGGAGCCGCAGCCCCGCCTGTTGCGGCTATCGCGCCACCTGCTAAAGCAAGCATTGCAAGTTGTTTTGGCGTAAGTCCTAATATTCCCATAATTACCTCCGATTCTGCATATATTGCTGATAAGCCTGCATTGGTGCAAGTGAATTATCACTACCTTGTTTAAGGTACTTTTGATTAATTAAAGTCATTGGGTCAACATAAGGCTGTGGTGTATATGGCCCCCAGCTTTCAGGTTGGTTATTAACTTCGCCGGCAGGCTGGTTAAATACCTCTGACATTTTTGAACCTGTATCAGCCGCATTATTATAAACCTCTTCAGGCGACCACCCGCTCCCGCTCATTTCCCGCCCCCAGTCGAAGTTGTTTTCCCGCCAAGGTTAGACCCGAATACACCAGCCATCGCCGCCAAATCTTTATATGGTTTATTCTGCGCATCAGACCATTGCTGATAACCAAAATCAAGATTTCGCTGGCCTTGGTCTTGCTGAATCTGTCCGGCTTTCATCAGTTCATTCGCGTCTTGATAGGCAGCATTTCCGAAGGTAGGGGCCATGTTTATGGCTTGCATCCTATTCGCTTGGTCTTGGTTATAAGCCCCGCCATACATGCTAGTTGCTATATCGCTCATTTGATTTGCAGCGGCTTTTTGCTGGTTTTGCATAGTCTGATCAAATCCGCTATTGCCAAAGCTACCAGACCCCCTCATAGCTGCTTCTGTTTGCGGCTTAACCATAGTATTAAAATTGGTTGCGACAGCCCCTTGGGCTTTGTTTACCATCTTATCTAAAAATGGGTTTACATTCCCGCCTTGAATAAAGCTATTCAGGCTATTTTCTGCATTAGTCATTGTTTGCGAGCCGTTTAATGCCCTATCTTGAATCTTGCCAAGACCCAAGTTTTGGGTCTGGTTTAGCTCTGTGAACCTATCTCCGCCATAAGCCTGCCAAGGTTGTCGGCTAATACCAATTGCTTTATTTGAATATTCTCTAGCCAGAGGTTTAAGCTCCCCGGGAATGTCTTGTACTGTTGTTTGTCCACCGCCGTCACCGCTCATAATGTCACCTCTAATGTTGTGTAAACTGGTAAAAAATTACATCTAATTTTATATAATCTGGCTTGTGCTGGTAATGCACAGCATCGAATACGAGAGCATCCGTTATACTTTGCAATGCTCTTTATATCTTCAAAAAAACTATCAAACCCGCTATTGTGTGCGACTAAATTTGTAATATGCAATGCTCGGAAATTAGGCATTTGATCTATTTTATAGACACCCCATCCCACAACATCTTCATTATTTTTAATCTGGACTAAAACCCTTTCGCCTCTCGAAAGAATCATTTTTAATTGCTCTATCGTCACTTCGTCAGTCAAGCATGACTCTACAAGGCTACTAGCCCCATCTTTCCAAGCTATATCAATATGTGTTTGCGGTACGATAAACAGTGCCATTAGTTACCCGTTAAACTTCTGCACGCTACCCAAGTGCCGGGCGTTCCGGATACAACACAAATCCATTGAGTAATGACATATTTACTGCTGGCAGACCCCAACTCCGAAGGAGAGCTATTAAATACAACATCCCCTTGCGCATACGTTCCAGTCGTGGGATATGAAGTATTGGCAGCATGTCTAACTGCAATTTTCCCCTCAGTTATTCCATTAAGCTGATTGGTTATCTCTTTGAGAGTCCTGATTAAATCGTAAGACGTTTCTTGAGGGACTTTCGGCTCTACTCTCATAAAACGCCATCCGCTTTGAATTTAGATGAAGCCCCAACAATCTCCACATCTCCAGTGAAGTCAAATTTCACATAATGCCAAGGTGCCGACCTAAATAAATCAAATCTTCCGCTTGCTTCTGTAGTGGTTGCGTCCTCTGTCCATGTACCACCGTGTATTTCTTGATAATAATTCGTCATCGTTGCGGTTGTTGGTGTATCTAAATATTTAACTGTTACTCTCTCAAGCAAAGTGTACTGATCTTCCGACCCGTAATCGCCTGTAGTCAAACTTGAGCTTGTACTAGAGCCGGTTAAGGAATAGATTTTATGATCTGTTCCTATGTAAGCAACATACCTCGACGATGAAGTCCAAAATGATGAATCGTAGGTTACTTCAGGCCAACTATCCCAAGTCGTAAGAGGTAAGGTGTCCCATGTGTACCCACCTGTAACATAATCTACGGTTGCTTCAATTGTCCTGTGTGACAATCCCCATTTGTTAGACTTGTAGTTATAAACCACACATCCATTTATTGCGCCACTTCCGTCGATTCTAGGATAAAAGAAATAAGCAAGCGAATTAGTTTTGTCATGCGCTGTTCTAATCTGCTCCTTATACGCCGGATCAATGTCTGCAAAAAACCATTTTCTTAAAGGGGAGCCGATTGGTACTGGCCTAGACCCATCAAATATATAAAAATCTTCATTCCCGATAAAGATATGCGCCGTCCCAATATCTAATACTGATTCTTGACTTGCACATCCAATTTCACCGGGGATTAAATCAAAATCCCAAACACCCGGTGGTCCTGCGTATCTGGCCATATACATGGAATTATTCTTGTATGCCACTACCGCATCACCTAAAGCTCTAATGGCTGTAATCGGCCCAGCAGTATCCACCAGCAACCCTGTTGTGCATTGCGTAGCAATTGCCGGAACCCAATCTGTAGCATCTAGGTAAGCCGAACACCACCATCTGTTTTGACTGTCTCCATATGTTGCCTCGTTCGTGTTCGCAACCATCACAAAGCCTGAAACCGTACAAATCACAGCAGCTTTAGGCGCAGTCAAGTCAGCAAATGCGCCTGAGTTAGAATACTGGATTACATCGCCCTTATTCACCGCTAGTGAAGTATCGCCGAATTGTGCGAAACGCCACGGATAAGTTGTGGAGGCGTTATAGGCTGAACCCCTTGAAACATCAGTCCATGATGTGCCGGATTTTTCATAAAGTTTTGTTAAGGTACCTACCACTAGCCGGTTAGACAAATCAAGCTTAGTCATTACCGCACCAGACAAAGCAGCAGCGGCTAAAGCATCCATCCCAATATCTACCCCTGAAGCGCCTCCTGCATATCCTCGCAGAGTAGGGACTAAATTAGTGCAATCTTTAATGATCCCCGGCAATGTAGGATCATTATCAGGGTCAAACCCTGTAAACGGTATCATGCTCGCACCACCATCATCGGCCCAGCAGTATGGAATCTACTGGATTTTTTATTCACCCTTGTAAGGGCATCAGTATATTTTTGCGTCCACAACATGATTGTGTCAGGGTCTTTCATGAAATTACCCGCTTCGATCATACAAGCTGATAAATATATATCCGGGTATGCGGTCAAAATTGAATTTGTTGTGTTGCTGACACTCAAAGCAGCCGGGGCCGCATAGTAAAGTAATTCAATATCAATATTAGGGATTCTGTTGAACTCAATTTCACTTCCAAGAACAGCGTAATAACTAGGGGTTCCTGAAGATGTTGAATAGTTCGCATGTATTCCATCAGGTGAGGTTGATATCACTTCTTGAGGAGGAGAGGATTGTGCTATCACCCTGCGGATTGCTGTCATTCTTGCAGGGGTTGAAAGATATCTACTTGTAGGGGTATAGCTTGTTCGCGCTTCCATTTCCACAACTTTCAACTCTGAAAATATCCGCGATTCTCCCAATGTTACAAAGTCATCAAGATAGTTTGTCAAGTTCGCCCGATGTGTCCAATCTGTAATGGCAGTTTTTAATTGTGCAAAGGTTCCAATCGCCATAATTTCTCCAAAGTGTTAAACCAAAGTTTAGATATAGACTCTGGTGAGTATTTCTTTTCAATGTATCTCTGACATTCTGAAATTCGCTCGATAGCTTCTTTTGGGTGCGAATGAAACCATTCAACCCCCGCACGAATATCACCAATCCACATAAATTTATTAAATTCATCATGCGCGGGAAGTTCCCCAGCAATAACAAACCTTCCATTCCTAACCGCATCCATTAACCTATTGGCTGACTTTGCCATACTTTTACCTGTCGGGATTAATACATAAGCGCATTCTGAAAGCATTAAATCCTGCTTTTCCCTGCTCCAGTTTTCACCAGTCAGAATTTTAGGGTTAAGGTCTAAATATGGCTCAAGGTCTGCAAGGTTGCTTTCATGACCAAACCAGAAAGCCCCCTCACCTATCCCTGCGGGCTTTTCTTCTGACTCATAAGGGTCAGGTATAACAATCGCATCCCGTGCTGTTTCACGATAGATAATATCTTTCATTGTTTCAGAATTGCACGTCACTAAATGCGCATTCCTCGCATGAATATAATAATACTGCATTAGTGAATCATTAAAATGATCGTCACATATATCATAAACAGCAAAATTGAATTTTTTTACTTGCTCTAACGTAACAAGATGCTTCCCATATACGAGAATATCTCGACCTTTCTTCACTCCGAGTTTTTCTAATTCTCTTTGTGGTATCGCTGCACGAAGTCTTGAAGAGGCTATATTCTTTCCATAATCTGCAAATGTTACTTTTGGCAAATCCATCTCATATCCCTTGACGGCTGGTGAAACTTTGGTGTTTCTTCCCTGATCTTTTCAAACCCTGCCAATATCAACAACTCTCTAAACTGTTGCTTAGACCAACACCATTTATGCAATGCTGGTTCGCCGTCCTTATGAGTTCGCGGATCGCCATATATCGCCCATAGCGTCATATTTTCAGGGCTTCCATTGTAGAAGTGCATCAGCACCTTATCAAGACAAGGCAGTTCTAAAACCATCACCCCATCCGGTTTTAACACTCTGCGCCATTCTTTTATAACGTCTAAAATCTCGTGAATATAGAAATGTTCTACGCAATGCACACTCACTATTTCATCAGCAGAATCATCCTCAAACGGTAGCTTACGAATATCACAATCATAATCTGAATCATGCAAGTCTATATTAATGAATCCTTCAAATCTGCGTTTACCCGCTCCGAGATGTAATTTCATTTTGGCGTTATGTAATTCATTTTTGCACGTTCTTTGCGCCACAAATTATCAGCGTATCCGTCTATTGCGTGAACATCTGGAAGCCCTAAAGTGTAGTGAAGTATCTTTGCGTTTTCTGGCACTTCCTGCTCACCAATTAACACGTTCCACTCTTTCGACAAATCACCGATTAAATTGTCATCCATCCATTGAAATCTGTGCAACCATCCGCCTGATTGTGTTGCCACAATTTCAGGGGTGAGTTCTTTTGCTTTCTCGCAATTGATAATCATCACGCTCGACCAATTCTTGCGAGGATAAGCGCGGTTTTCCTGATTCCACATTTTTAATTTTGTGGGGATGTATTCGGGATGTTGTACACACTGAACGGCATACTGTTCATCGCGCAATGACCACAATTCCGCAACGTCCCCGCAACAAAGCATGTCAGCCCCATCCACAAAAATGGCGAAGCCTTCATAGTTACAAAGATGCGGTATCAAGAACCTTGAAAAGCTAAATTCTGTTGCGCCTGGGTTATCGTTTGGGTTTTCACGTTTCCACCAAGGAAATTGATTTTTAATAATCGGGATGATACTAACCGGCTCACTCGCTCTGGTAATCACTGAATGGGCGAATGTGTGGTATCCCGCAGCTTCGTTAGGGTCATACCCAACAAACAACCTAATCATAGAGCCACCCTCCTAATCACATCCCGCCATGATTCACCTTTAGCTTGATGATGTAGTTTCGCGGTCTTGCTCCACAAATACTCACCTTCATATCGCCATTGGTAAAACTCAGGTATCAGTATATGAGTTGGAACCCCTAACCCGTTCGCGCAGTGCATCGCTGTTGTATTAACCCCAATTACTGCATCCAAGGAAGCTATTAGAGCCGCTGTTAAATCATAATCCTTGCACTGAGTAGCCCAAGGGAAATTCTTAACTTTTGGGTTATCTACAATCCCTTTGTAATCTAGCGAAACAAAAACCGCATCCTGACCAAGTATCGGGCTAAACTGTTCTATTTCTATCCGCCGGCCCCGTTCATTGGTCAGTTTACTTCCACCATGAGTGCACATCCCGTATGCTTTTTTACCCTTCCACATCCCCTTAAACATTGCCACCAGTTCAGGGTCGGCTTTCAAATAATCATTGCCGGGGAAGTCTTCATCTTTCAATCTGTAAATGCCCGGTAAACTCGACACGGCGCACCTTGCATCTATCCGAGCATCCTTTAACCACTTTGGCTTGTCATCTCTGCGCGTTCCATGAACGTCTGCCTTTGGGAAGCTGCGTTTAAACAGCTTTTCTAGTCTTGGGTCGCAATCAATAATGACCTTCTTGCAATCCTCTATCGCGTCAGGAATACATGATGAATAGTTGATTTCATCGCCCAACCCTTGCTCACCAAAGATTACTACCGCCTTGCCTTTGCTGCCATCCCAGCGGCTTTCGTCACCGTATGACCATTCTTTTCGGTACTTTCCACCCAAGGATAAGTCCCAATGCTTCCAGCCTTCTACCCATTGATGCCGGGCAAGGTAAACATGTGCAAGGTTCTTATTAGCTAATTTACCTTCAGGGCTAATCTCTAACGACAGTTGACACATTTTCTCAGCGTCATCCCATCGGGCTTCCTCGATGAACAGGGCGGCTGCGTTATCGTATGCTTTGAAATAATCGTGATCCAGTTCAGCGGATTTCAGATAGCTTGAAAGCGCTTCTTGATTTCGGCCTAGCTCATGCGCAGACAGCCCAAAATTAGTCCATATCGCGGCTGTTTCAGGGCTTTCTTGTAGTCCCCTGCGGAAATATTGGTAAGACAAGTGAAAGTTTTGTAAATCAAGATGTATAACCCCAAGGAAATTCAACGCTGCTGCGTCATTAGGGTTTTTTTCCAGCAGTGCCGAAATTACCGGCATTGCATCATCATAATTCTTTTGGCTGATTAGTTCATAAACAGCCTGATACATTTCTTTGACTTCTTTTTCGTCTATCACCTGTGTATTTTCTCCGTGGCCTTCAAATATGGATAATTCTGATTAATCTCTTTTAAGATCGCCTTAGTATGATTTTTGTCATACAAAGACAAGCCTTTTTTCGCAAGTTCAATTTCTACTATTTGGGGGATTGATGCGTAATGCCACCACTCCTCCTTGGTATCGCCGTAACTATTATCCCGCTTGTCCTTCATCCGATCAAGGAATGCGCTAACATCCTGCGAATAAGACAATGTGACCTGATCTTTTACCGGGTCATAGTCAAAGGTTGTTTTTAACCCTGTTTCGGGGTCGTAATCGAAAAGTATTGGCATAATTTTTTACGGCATCTCAGCAATTAACAAGGAGTTTCCCCCTTGCCAATTACTTAAATGCCGATCAGTTGACCTATAGCCCTACCCCACCTACGGTAGCATGAGCATCCTGCGAATCGCAGACGAGCGCATACTCAACAGTCAGCAGCCAGCGTTCAGAGTCACCAGTCTTGGCCATCTTCTCTTTCTTAATACCATCAAGGTATGCAACAGAGATATACTCAGGATCAAGGCAGAATACCGCCGCATCACGCATGTAACGGTTCAGCTTAACTGTATGGTTGCCATAGCTGGACACATACATATCTGCCGCACCTGAGATGATAGCTTGCGAAGTACCTTTAACTTCATTGTACTTTGTAGCAACACCGGAAAACGCGTTGAAGCGGTTCTTGTTCAGTTTGGACATCATGATAACGGAAGGATCGCCACCGTCATCCCAAGCCAGACCAAGTGCTGAAGTCAAATCAGCTTCAACAAATGTCGTCAAAGAACCATCTTCAGGGGCAGTCCATGATGCAGCAGAGAACCCACGAACAGAGTAGTCAGTGGTTTGACCTGAGTTTGAACGCACCAAGTTGGCAGAAATCATAGTCTCCCAGCCTGCTGTTGCACGGGCAGTTGTTGAAGCAGATGCTTGATTGCGGCAGATGGTGAATTCCATGTCTCGCTTCAATTCCTTGCCGCGCTTCATCAGTTGATAAGCCACCTCTGACTTGCGACCGTATTTGTTCACAATGTCCAAAGTACGCGAAATATCCACTGACTTCGTGGAAATCTGGCAGTAGTTTGACAAAGAAGTCGAACCGGCTGCTGTTGCATAAGTAGCGTCTGCACCCTCTTCCGCTTTATTAGAGCTTGCGGCGGCGAGTGAGTCAGTTTGCCATTGGTGCAATTTTGCTGTGGCCTTTTTGCGTTTTGCCATAGTAAGCATGGGGGTGTCTTCTGGGGATACGTCAAAAATAATATCCTCAAAATCTTCCGCCAAGCCTGCTGTATTTGATACCGTGCTAGTAGTTGCTGTTGCCATGTTTATCTCCTTAAATCATATTTTCAATAAGTTTCGCCGCATAATCACCGCTTCCGGTCTTTCTTAGACGCTGGCGCAATTCTGTATTTTGCGAGCTATTTTGTGTTTGCTGTTTTCCGCCGGGCCTTGCAGCAGGGGGGGCAGCTTGTACCTTTTTCTGGCCGGTAGCCATCATTTTGTCGTATAGCATCGCTTTACGCGCTACTGCGACTTGTCGATGGTCAAAGATTGCTTCAACTTCCTGCTGTCCGAAACCAGACTTGGCTAGGTACTGTTTCATCTCTGACATTTCCGCCGACGCTTTAGCAGAATCTTTCCATTCAGGGATCGCCTGCATCATGGCTTGGGCTTCCCGCTGTAAAAGTTCTGCTTTTTGCTGGGAGTGGGCTTGTTTTGCCTTCCCGTGCAATTCGTTAATTTCGTTTACTTTAGCATTGTACTGCTCTTTCAAATCCTGATGCGTCTGATTTAAACTCAGATACTGCATTGGATCATCAGAGGCAAGTTGTTGCCAGTTCACTTGTTTAAATTGTGCAAGCTGGCTTTCTATTGCCTTGGCTTCCGCAATTTGTGCAATGAAACTGTTTTGAAACTGAGCTTGTTCTGCTGTGTATCGTTTTTGATCTTCAAGAACCTTTCGTTCTTCAGCAATTTGCTGCGTCTTGCTTGTGTAGTCGAATCCCTTTTGGGCTAACTCTTTCAATTCTGTCTTGGTGAGCTTTTTTAACTCGCCGTTATGCGTTATTTCTTCCAGCGGTTCTTCAACTGGTTCTTCTTCTACTTCGGGTTCTTCGCCTTCAGCCTGTAATGTTTCTTCCTGTTCTTCATCTTCAGGAATATCCCCGCCTATTGCGTCATTCTCTACAAATTGCATCATTCGATCTAGTGGGCTTGCTTCGACTGCCGTAGCTTGGTCGCTCATTTTTACTTCTCCTTGTGGTTAAAATCCAACTGCTCGCTTAAATTTTGTTATCTTCCTGTCACTTTCTAATTGTATTTGCGCCATCTTGCCAGTTTCAAGAGTTCTATGAATATGGCCTGTAACGTCATCAAGTAGTTTAATCATTAGCTTCAGTTCATGCTGTCCGTCAATATCTCTTACCGGGCAACTAACCCATTTATTAATCAATGCCTGCCTTACAGTATTAATTGCCTCGTCATAGACAGGGTTTTCAATAATCTGTCTGGCTTGTTCGCCTCTGCGCAGTTCTGTTTCAATTGTCATAATGACACCAATAGTAAAGTTATTAATTCCTCTTCCTGCCGTTCTACTTCCTGCCTTTCGGCTTCCTGCTTAATCCTTAAAGACGCTCTAGCTATCAAGTCAAGCATCTGCCTGTAATCTCTTTGAGTTGCGAGATTATCCGCCATTGCCTTGTAATAAGTAACCCACTGTTCAGGGCTTCGGCTTGGTGCTGCCAAAGGGGTTTCTAATTTGACCTTTGGCTTGTTCGCGCTCTTTTTAACCGAATTACTGTATTTTTCTTCAATCTGCCTGATTACTTCAGCAGGGGATTCATATTCATCCACCTTGATAAGTACAGGCTTTTTATTCTTTCTTTTTTTACTCCCGCCGTGACCTATGCCACCGCCGGCGGGCGTTTCTTCAACAACAGGGGGGATATATTCCCCTTCATACCATACCCCATCAGCCCACGCTGTAGTTGCCCAGACGCCTGCTTTCCAAACACCATCAATACTCAGGCTCATACATTAAACTACATTAAACGGTGTTACTCCGCCGTTCCCTGTTATCGTTACGTCATTAATAGACTGAATATTGGCATCTACCTGCCCCGCCACTGTGAATGTAAGGCTGTCAGTCTTGGCTTTTATAGCTGCCACCTCTGTATCAATATATCCAGCTACCGTTGCCAAATCTGCGGCACTAGCCAGCGAGGTAAGCCCTGCACCCGCTGCACCTATCTCTGCCGTATCAAGCAATATTGCCGCTGTATCTGCTTTAATTGCCGCTGCTTCTGTACCAGTTGCTGGGTCATAAGCAACCAGCGCATCGTTAGCTTCGGACTGTATCTGTGCTGCGAATTCTGCATCGAATGGATTGCCTGAACCTGTACGGGTGAACGAGATGCCATCAGCACTACCTGAGCCTGCAAGTGTCAAGTTTGCTATTCCATCACCTGCGGTGATGGTCATTGGCTGGAATGTGATACTTGGCTGGGCTGTGGCGAGTGTTACACCAGCGGCCAACGTGGTCTCTATGCCGTCCACGAAGTTGTCTATCACCAGCAGGTCGGCGGAGATACTTGCACCAGCAGGGGTGCCGAGCGTTGCGATAATAGTGGCAATCTCGGTGTCCAAGAAGTCATCAATTGTATTCACGCTTGCCTGCGTTGCAAGGGCTGTTAATCCAGCGCCAGCAGCACCTATGACCGCAGTATCGGTCAATATCGCGTCCACATTGGTGGCAAGCGCTGATACGTTCGTTGTTGCACCTGCAACATGGGTCAGGTCAACCTCCGGTACACCTGCAACGGTAGGCGTCGCAACTGCGGTGCCAGCCCAAGTTGTTACGTTAGCAGGTAGAGGGACAATAACACCTGTCAGCCAATCATATATAGCCTGCGGGAGTACAAAGAATTCGTGATAAACAGGTACATGGTTTGCCGCGTCGGTAATAGATAAGAACATCCTGCCAACACGGTTCGTATCAGCAGCGGCAAATTCAAGCTGCATCATGCCTGCATCGTTTCCGGTGATGTAGTTCAGATCATTCGCAGTTCCAGAAGTGGCGCCTGTCACGTTGTCCAGAATGTTTGTAGGGGCTGAACCGGCGTCAGTGTCAGCTGTAAGCGTAATTCTCTCATTCGTGATTGTCAGGGCGGTTTCAATGGTTACCCCATCAGTCCGATCATAGAATGGGCCAACCGTCACAATTACCGCTGTATTTTGGCGTAAGAATCTCATATTTCACCCCGATAAGTATTAAGCCATGTAGCGTTAAGGGATGTCTGCAAGTCTGTTATTTGAGTTGCACGGGTATTTGGCACGGTCAATCCAGCAGCTTGAAGTGCAAGCAATTGTTGAAGTTTTCGCCAATCCTTAAGCCAAGCCTTCTGTGCCGCGATAGCATCAAGCTCTGCCTGAGTTGGCGGGATAGGTGCAGCAGGTGGCGTCAAATCAATCACAATACCTGCGGTTAAAGTGGTTGCCTCCAGATCAACCGCGTCAAGTTCAGCGGCCTTATCCCTAGCAAGTTTCTCAAGCTTATTCTGAGTTAGATTATTGATCGTGTACGGTTCGTCAATAGTCTTTACGGCATCGGTATAACGGATAATAATTTTCCACCGGCCATTTTCTTTAATCGGTGTGTCTCTTAATATTGCTGTCCAAGCCATTATGCTCTCCGTCTCATGTTGTGATTAGCGATGATTGGCATCACTGAGCCACCACCACCGCCCGCTGCGGATACTTCAATTGTCGTTGCCGCCCAAGGTACACTAGCAGCATTTATCCAGCTAATCGTAGGAGATGTTGCTGTGTCATACGAGCAATTTGCTATTTGACTTTCTTGCTGTACTTCACGGTATTCCCATGCCTCTGTATTGTTAGAGGTGATATTAGTAGCTGTATCGGTGTACGGGTTAATCAAACCAACAACAATATTCCCAGCAGTTGACGTAGTTGCAATAGAGGCAGGGTTAGCACTCGCATGACTACTAGAGGCTTTAAATGCTGGAGCCGTTGTTTGATGCGCTCCGTTAAATCCTATCACTCCATGCACCAATGAACGACATGTTCCGCTCATTGTGGTTACTAAATTATTAGCACCTGTTGCTGGGGCAAATAAATACCAAAAATCTACATCCTGATACATCACGACATTCAAGTATTGTTTTAATGCTCCGGTAACTTGTGTAAGCGCAACACCATTCCATGTCGGAGGCGTACCTGAGCTAACTGTTCTTTGTGCTGGGTCTTGCCATGACACCCCAGCCAATAGAAAATCTGCTGTAGCGTGTAGCGTAAATGAAGTTGTAATACTAGAGCTTCCGGGATTGCCACCGTTCCCTGCCGCTGCTTCTGTACCAACTACTGTGATTGCCATTATTTATCCACCTTTAAAAACTAATATTAGTTTCAGTTCCATCAGCCATCACCCTGACACCGCCGATTAGCTTCCCGTTTTCATCTCTTATCTGCCGAATTGCAACAGGTTGAGAATTAGCTATTTGCTGGGACAATTGGTTAAATATATCCATAACTGTACCCTGCATTGCCTGGATATTCTGGTCAGTTGCCTGTCTAGTCATATCCGCCTGCTTGTTGCCTTCAACCAGTTTGGCAGTATCTAAATTCTTGCTCAGTTCGAATAGTTGCTTTTCATAATCCAATGCCAACTCATCAACCTGTACTTTCGTAGACTTGTTGTTGATTTCAGTCATCTTCTGATTAGCAGTCTTTTCAATTTCGCGCTGTATGTTTTGCTTTTCAGTTTCCTGAATCTTAATCTGCGCAGCTTGGAGCTGTTCATTCAGTGATTGTATTTCGCCCTCCATATCCTGCTTAATTTGCATAAGTTCAGGAGGAATTTGAGGTTGTTGTGGCGGTTGTTGGCTTGGGTCGGTAAAGAACTCATTCCCATCCTTGAACCCTGCATTTTCCACCAATCGCTTGGCTGACTTGTATATCTGTTCAGGGGTTGTGATACCTATCTGCAAGCCCTCTTTTTGCACTTGCATAATGTTCATGATATGCATGCTTTGCTGCTGTTTGTCACCCGTTCCTAGCCCAACTGATACGGTCATGTCAGTGCGTTTTCTCCATTGTCTCGGATCAACATTGACATATTCATTATTCAGCTTGATTGAAAGAGGCTTTGTGCTGTGTTTGCTCATCAGTTCGTGAACTAGCAGGAAAGCATCTTTTACGCCTGTTTCCGCAAAGATACGGGCAATCAATTCCAGCCTTTGCTGACTGGCACCCATAATCTGACTTATACCAGTGGCAGTTTTGTTTAAGCTGCCAGCATCCAGCCCTTGATTGTATTTTGTTACGCCAGTTCGGTTTTCTTTATGGGTATCGAGATATTCCAGCCCTTGAATAGCGGCTTGTCCGTTTGATGGATGGGTTAAGGGGAAAATTGCCCCACCTGGTTCACCATCTACCCGAACCACTCCACCTGGACGATTGACTAGCATATCATCGAGGTTAACCCTGTCGCTGATAGCGTATCGTCCATTATTCTGCAAGAATAGATTGTCAACGTACGACCGCATAAGCAAGGAGCGAAGACGCTGAATGTCCATCACAAGATCAGCGATACTTAACCCGATATGCTTGTGCGGCATAGGGATAGGGCCAATGCAGGCATAATAGACATTCTCAGCGTCATAGGTAGCCAGAATGGTATCACCTACAATGTAATAGCGTTTCAGCTCTGCAATGCCATCCCCGTCAGCGTCAATCCTGATAGTCACATCCCTGAACAACACCTCACGCATTGAAGGGTCTGAGCCTTGGTCGTCGTCAATATCGTAATATTGCTCACGGGCTATGCCCAATACTCCGTCATCCTCGTCTTCATCCGAGGCTATTTTGTCGTCAATCTCTAGCCCCATCTGGCGGATTTCTGAGATGGTTTTCTCTGTGCGGTGTTCGATATAATCAGCATCCCGCAGTGAGCTACTTTTTACCCTGCTGGACACTCGCATTTCTTCAGGGGGCACAGGGTCAATACATACTTTCCCGTTTTTGCTTGTTCGCTTGAGTTTTGCACCAAATCCAAATTCAGCAGTCCAAACATGGACAATTTCAACCGAGTCATCGGCACTTATAAAGGCCATTTCCTGCTCAGTCAGGTTTTCGTAGGTTTCCTCTGTAATATCTTCTTTTTCATCCCAATACACCTTAACATAGGCATTTTTGGATAACATGGCATCTTTGAACCATGTCATAAAGACAATAAAAGCCTCATTCTGATTCAGAATTACATGATTAAGTACGTCCGTTTCCTGCTTGGCTGCGGCTTCGTCCTCCATGCCTACAGGGTCAAACTGTACAACCTTTTCCCCGCCTGTAAAAATCTTCATCAGGCTCGGCAGGATCCATTCTACCGTTTCAAGAACATCACGGGTTACAACATCTGATCTACCGTCAACCTCATCCCCGTAAGGTCTGCCAAGGTAATAATCCAAAGCCTGCGCGCGGTCATTTTCCAGTTGGCTATTGGAGCCATACGAACTGGTAGACTTTGCGTTAATCGCTGCAAGAATCTCGCTCTCAGATAGCGGATTACGCATTTACAGCCTCTTCTTTGCGCGGACGGCCCGGCGACTTCTTAGGCTCCGCTTCACCTTCCAAGGCTTTTAGGCGCTTTTCTAGCAAGATGATTCGTTCTTGCAGTTCAAGGAACAATTCTAGTGCTGGCTTCATCTTTTGGGCCTCATTGATATACCGATATTCGGATAGTTAATCTTTTCTTTGAAATCTGACTTGCTGGCTTTCCGCGCTCCCTCAAGAGCATACCTTATTGCATCAATCAAGTGGTTGTTCTTATCTTCAAGGATATTTGTCACCGAATCAGTTAGCGGGTCTTTCTTGTAGCTGTACAGGGTTAGTTCATCAATCACATGCTTGCATCTGGGATGGACAACAATGTCATATGATTGCAGGAACTGCACGCCTTCCTCTAGGGACTTCGCGCCTTTGATTGCCGCGTTAATTCGTGGATAGCCATGCCGCTGCATGTAGTCTATTGTTTCAGGTCTAGCAGAATCAGCAGTAATCCACCACTTCCTAGACTCTGGCACCCTGTCAAACAAATTAGGCAGGTTGTCTATCTCGCAACCTACCATATAGGCTTCATAGTCCACATACAACCGTCTGCCGTCTATATGGCACCGGACTAAGCATGAAGGGTCAACGCTGAACCCCCAGTCTGCACCCAGTCTATGAGTTACACCTTTAGGGGTTTCAAACTCCTCAATTACCCAATTCCTGAATACTCGGGCTTCACTGTTCCTTTGATATTCACCTAGCCATACGTGCGCATATTTATCTGGGTCGCGCCTTCTATCATATTCAAGTTCATCTTTCAGGACTTGAGGCAGCCAAGGGTTAGATTCAAAGTTAGCCCGCACGATAACAGAATTAGCCGGTGGATTCTCTCCCCTTAATAATGTATCAACTGGGTCAGATTCTTTATTCGGGTTCCAGCTAAACCACAATTCTGAATCAGTCTTACGAATAGTCGGCCTTAATAGGTCTAGGCTTCTTTGGCTTAAGCTTTGTGCCTCCTCAACCCATGCACCGTCAAACCCCTCAAGTGACTTGATTGAGTCAGCAGTATGATTCTGCATACCCTGAAAGATAATTACACCACCGCCGGGGGTTTTAATCTCGAATGCTTGTATCTCGAATGACTCAGATACCCCCATTCCTGCAATCTTGTCCTCTAAGAGTCTTTTAACAGACTGTTCAAGGGATTTTTGTACCTCACGGATACATGCCCATCTAGTACCGGGGTACATGATACAACGCTCTACCAGTAATTCAGCGAAGAAATGAGATTTACCGCTGCCCCTGCCACCATAAGCACCTTTATACCTTGCGGGGGCTAGTAGAGGCTTGAATACTCTAGGGGTATTAATTACCAATTTCACTATCTACAATCTTGCGCTCTATGACTGTAATAGCCAATGGGTTATCTGCATCCCCTGTGATTTCAATGCTTTGCAAATCCGGTAAAGATTTATTCAGTAATAGTTTGATTGCATTAAGCCTATTGGGGCTGACTTCTTCGTCAGTTAGATTGCCATTCGCGTATTCATGAACACGATGAATAAGCTGGCTGACCTGTATTTTTGCCCTTATCTCGTCTTGATGTGTTTTTCGTATTCTTGCTGCCATTTTGCTCGACTCCTTACGGTTGGTCGTAAAAAAGCCCCCTAAGTGGGAGCAATCGGGGAATTTTGGGGACACTAATCCCGCTCAAGGCAAACTATATTTGATATATTGTCATATGTCAATAAGAATACAACGCTTTTTTGCAATTCGCTTCAAATCCACTAAAGCACAAAAGAAGTTTGTTTCAAAGTCTTCAAATCTGTATTTAGAGCCTAGGTATTTATGATGGATAGCATTACGTCTTGCTGACTCGAGGGCTTCAATACAGCAATCAAACTCAGCAGCGGCTTTATTTTCTTCCCTGTCTGCAATATGGTCAAACTCTTCCCCCCCAGCACTTCCGCCAGTCTCTAGCCCTAAACTTCTTGAAGGATAGCCGATAGTCAGCCTATTCGTTCGCATAAACCTGACCCAGTTATCTAGATGCCAGTCAATATTTGCCATAACCCCCCAAAAATAGTGCGTATTAACTTATTCCTCACCAATTGAAGCTCTGGCGCATGCCATTGTCATAACGCCTATAGCCCTAGCTATATCACAGGTCATCCCCATTGTTTGCCGGTGTATCGTACCATCAACACGTTCAAGGATCAAATATACGTTCCTTATTGGGGTTGCGTCTTCTTCCTCTAACCAGTCTGCTTGCTCTCGCAGGTGGTTAGCAATGGATTTGTTATCAGGGGCGAATCCATTATTTGGGAGTTGTGTGATTTCAGCCATTATTTCTAGCCCGTATAGCATCTGCAAATGCCTTTGCTGTTTCAGACCCATCAACCCAGCGTAATTCCTCGCTTTCACACAGTTTGGCACATTCTTCCCGCTCAAAAAGTATGGCCCTGCAAAATCTCGCATATTCCGCATGGTTGCCTGATGATGTCATTTGATTAAGCCTGAAAAATGCCGCCCTCATTTCTTGATCTTTCATTGATTGCTTTCTGTTAGGGTTGCTTGGGGGTTAAATTTCAATTATTGTTAGCTTTTTGCCAAATACAGCGCCAGTGTCTATGTAATGTACGTTACCTAACATAACATCTGTTTGCACGGGGGTATGCCCAACAAATACCTTATGCACGCCAGTCACCCCATGAATGTGATTATTTGTGATTCTGTCGCGGCTCCATAAACACAAATTTCTATACGATTCTGCATTATGGCCGGTCAAAGCATGCTGCAACTCACCCCAATCCTTAACAGGGCAATCCGCATGCACAATTCCAACAAGTCCATTTTTTGTTTCAACCTCAATAGCAACCGGCAATTCAGAAAACACTTTTGCATATACTTTCTGCAAATCATCTGATATTGATAAAAACCATGCGCCGCCATTAGCTCTATAGTTTCCAGTATCCCACTCGCCAGCAGATACGCCAATTGCCATATCTTCATGATTGCCACAAACAGCATAAAACCAAGGATATGCCAGCCAATCCAGCGACAATTTAGACTCTGAGCCACGGTCTACAAGATCACCAACACTAAATAGTCGGTCAGTTTCAATGTTAAATCCAAGTGAACTTAATCCGTCCTGCAACCTTGAAAAGCAGCCGTGAATATCCCCAACAACAAAATCTCTGCCATATTCGTTTTGTTTAAAACGTTTTATCATATCCACAATAGCAATCAACTCAATATCTACATTCTACCACAAATTAAATCAATATAGGAATATAATTTCATCCTATAATAACCTTACATTTTGGTACAGTATCAATGTTTACAATGGTTATATGGTGTAAATAATATTTGACATTAAACTAATAAAGCGTATGATGAACACATCGACAACGCAGTTTAACTAACCAAAGGAGAATAGACCATGACATATAAACTAACTCAACCCTGCAACCTGCTATGCCACCTTAAACGAGTCTTGCGCCGGTTACATTGGAAGCAAGCTAGTAGACCAATCGGTCAGCTTGCTGCATGTAGTTATACGGCTGTTAAAACTCACTTTTCTTCTGGGAGATACTGAAATGGATATTATTCAGCAACAGATAAAAGAAGAGATTAAGGACAATATATTGAATATGGCAGTTATTGAAATTGCCGATTTACACGAAGAAATCAAGCGTTTAAAGGCAGAGATTGCCAAACTTAAAGGGGAGCAAAATGCGTAATATCATCGATACAAAGCGCCGTACATGGATGAATACCACAGGTAAATCATTGTTGCAGGCTTTGGGCTGCTTACTCGGTTTTATGCTGTTAATTCTGTTGTGGATGGGTAAAGTAGGGGAGGCCAAAGGGGTAGAAATGGAACTCTCAGCCGGTCGCAGCAACTATACCACATCAGAAAATGGTACATGGTGGCAGCGAGGCCGTGAGCACCACGTAGAGAATCACGCGAATTCGTACAGCATCGGTGTAACTGACTACATGACCGATTCTATCCGGTGGCGCGTAGGGTACGCCAATCTAGGTCAACAATCTTTGTGGGCTATTGCTACCTCTGACCCAGACTATAACGGTTCAGGATGCATTGCTAATCCTTGCGCTCAAAATGCGATCTTGATTACCAAAGGCCATGTAGAGGGTATTTACTTCACTATTGCCCCAGAATACCAATACCGCGACGTTAAATTGTTCGTTGAAGCTGGGTTGTGGGCCTATCAAGCATCGTTTAATGTAACGATTATCGATCAAGTACCTACTAATCGAGTAGTTGCCCAGTATACCAAAAACAACGATACTCAGCTTAATTGGGTTGTTGGTGCCGGTGTTGAGTACAAAAATACTCAGATTGTGTTCAGCGCTTGGAGGGTTGATTCAACCGGTGAACAGATTGACACCCAGCCTAGTTACCGTGGATTTACTAC